TCATGGCGAGATATAACCTGCATGATTACCTTGATGATCAGCGCCATTGGCTTGGGGTATGGCAGAATCACCTGGAAAGTCTGATTGGTCAGCCTTTGGTTTAATACCCACATTATCTTCCCAGGCCAGCAGATCAGACATTCGCCACCTCTTAGGGCTGCCATTTATTTTCGGTTTCGGAAACGGCTGAGAAAAGTATGACGGCATTCGGGACGGGGTACTCCAGAAGTAGAGCGTGCTACGTGAAATTTTGTACCTTGCCAGAACGTCATCGGTTATCAAAATTTCATCTTGCGTGTGCGATGTATTGTTCATTAAAACTCCTTAGCTATATTGCCCAGGCAGATGACGCAGCCTGCGCGCGCAGTTCATGGCGGTGGCCACATAACTGGATTTACGATTAACAATCTCTACAGTGATTTTTGAACCCTGGACGATCACGGTGTAGGTCCGCTTTGTTTTCTGCCGACCATAATCGCCATAAAGCTCAACGTGTTTTGCCAGTGCCGCATCGCATGCCTGCCGTCCGAGAGGAGATTGCTTGCTTCGGTTTATCAGTAGCATACACATTCCTTATCAGGGAGGGTTTCCCCTCCCTCTCTGGTTAGCAAATGTATTCCGGTTTCATGTCATCCAGGGTGATGCGGAACTGGTCATACAGTTCATCACCGAGGTGTCGGTGCGATGAGGTCAGGGTGCTTTCTGCCTTCGCGAATAATGCTTCGGCTTCCGGATCTCCCGGGTTAGGAAGTGAATTTATGGCAGCCTCAACTTTGTTTTTGGCATCAACCATGAAGTAGCGCTGCACTGCTTTACCTTTCAGTTCGGTGAAGAGAACAGTACCCAGTACAGCTTTCTCTTTATCCAGATCAGCTCTGATGGCTTTTGCTGCATCGACCGATTCGGCGCGCTCAATGCGGTCACGGAAATCATCTGCCAGGGAATCAATATTGAGAGCTGAATCCTGCGCGCTGGTGATGATGTCTGTTCCGTTGGTGATCTCTGCCACAGACATTCTTTGCGCCGGCGCCGGGTTTATTTCTCGCTCGGTCCTTTGTTCAACCTCATCCGGGCTGTAAACACCCAGGATGACTTCCGGGCAATACAGCCGCGCCCAGTATTTGACGCCCAGATAAGCGATTTGCTGTTTCGGGTTAGAAACCCACAAAGGAGAATTACGAGTTACAACACCCGAGAGATAAAGCGGCTCACCCCAGGTGATTTCTGACTCACCGCGAAGAATCGCACCGACCTGAACAAACAGCCCGATTTCGTCTTCATCAGTCCAGCCGCGCACCCGTTCGGTAACGCTGTATTTCCCGTTTTTGCCGTGCTTTTCCCGGGTGACCTCTTGAGTCCTGGTGCAGCGCTCCCAGTCGCCACCGTAACGGTAATGGAATCGACCTTTAATAGCGCTGGAACTGGCGATTACCGCGTTTATAAGCTGGGCTTCATATCCGAGAACACCGTTTACCAGATGTGTTTTTTGCGCTACTGCGTATGGATTCATGCCCCATTGCATCGCCTGCATAACGATCGCCATGCAATCGGCTGGTTTACCCGCAAGATGTGCTGGCACCGTCACCTGTGAATCTGCCATCAGGTTTGCAAACGCCGTTAGCTGGCCGAGCGCCTGCACGTTGAAGATGGCGTTACTTGCAGAAATGGTATTTGGAGTCTGTTGCTCAGTGGTAACAATATTGGTGTTTTCCATCGTCATATCCCCCTTATGCCTGTACGCGCAGCGCTTCGAGACGGCGCATATCAAAATCGTTAAGTTCTTCGGCGTAGTCTTCGGTGATCGGCGCCGGCCATTCGCCTGTGTCGAAACCGTTAGCTATGGCGCGCATCGCTTTGCGGTATTCCAGCATGCCGAGTTCCAGCAGTTCTTCGGATGCCTCAATGATGGCGATCCAGTGGTAGTTCTCGTCTTTGTTGACGAAAATCCAGAAGAACTGATCCAGCGCTGCGGTTTCGCAGTACATAGCCGCGCTGAGGTGATAATCGCGCTCAGTGATTTCCCGGTGCAATTTGGCGCGCAGGCCTTCCTGCTTGATGTTCCACATGCTGATGGTTTTCAGGTCCGCACCGATGCGCAGGCCGCCCATGTCTATCTCAAGGTCGGGGCGCACGCGAACTTCTAGACCGGTTTCCTCATCAATTCCGAAATAGCTTACCTCGACTGCGCGGCTCGGGTGGGTCAGTAGCTTCCCGGCGGTCGGGTGATTCAGGAGTGCTTTCTGAATGGCCAGTGCAGTACTTAGCTGCTGACGGGTAACCAGCACTTTTCCTTCCGGGTTCTCGCGCCAGGCATCCAGTAGTTCGTCGGCGAATACCGCGTCAGGATTAACGGATTTCACAACCTGAATGAGATCCGTTTTGGTACCGGAGGCTTTCAGTGGTTGCGGCTTCTGGGCTTCCTGTGCGACCAGGTCAGGATTAATGATTGCCAGCTGTTCCAGCAATGCGTCGCGGCTGCCGCTGGTTTTAACCGGCGCGGGCAGGGTGGCGTTGTATTCTTTGATGCAGGCCTTCATTGCCGTAGCGGTATGCTTAGTCCCATTCTCGATGCGCTGGAACTCTTCCGGGAGTTGCTCATATGACGCATAGGATTCGTCAACGGATGCCCCAAGCGGGAACGGCGCGGGCAGGATGGCGTTATGTGCATCCAGTAATGCTTTGATATCGTCGGCGCTCAACAGCGACGGCAGGCTGGCGTTGTGCTCGTCGATAAAGGCGCGGATCGTAGCCGTGGTGGTGAATGCACCTTCCGGGATTTCGGGCTCGACGCTGAACTCTTTATCCATGTCTTCCGACTGCAGTGCCAGCGCATGCACCAGGTTGCCCATATCCAGAACCGGCGAGCGTTCCTTATTGATAGTTTTTGAGACATGGCGCGCTTCGAAATACATCAGTGATACCCGGGCATCTTTTACCATCGTGGAGCTGATGCCGTTGGCGGCGTGATAAACCTCGTTCGGTACACCTTCATATCGGCCAGGCTCGAAGTATTCCGGCCATGCTGGCGCCGTCGGTTTCTGGTCTGGTTCTTCGTCGGAAACTTCCTGTGTTGTTGTTGTTGGTTCTTGGTCCCGAAGAACCGCAGCGGCCAGGTCAGGGCAGCGCTCAGTTAGAATTTTGCGTGCGTTTACGGCATCTGTTTCTTCAGCATCCGCATCAGCGCTTTCGCCTGCTGGTACCGGATTATCAGTTTCGTCTTTGACCTGCTGAGTCTCTTCCATCTGCACATGGCTGGTGGCCTCTTCGTTGTCGCTCTTTGGGGCAGGGGCGGCCATGAGGCCTTCAATGGAGTACATGCCAGCGCTGACTTTTGCAATTTCAGGTTGTTTGGTTTCGGTCAGATCTTCGTGAGGTTGTTCAATGATATTTGATTGACGGCCCGCGCGCGGATCCTCTTCCCACTCCGGATAGCCTTTTGAGCGCTCGCCGTTTTCATACATGCCATTAGCCGCAAGCCAGTTACGAACCATTGCCCGTAGTTCTGACGTGCTTTCTTCGCCATTCCATTTAATGGCCCGGGTGACGCCGAATATGCTATTTGCGTCGTAATCAAGAATATCTGTAGTTTTGCTCAGAATCTTGAGCGCCTTAACATGCACATCCTCTTTCCTGTCTACCAGGTCTTTGGCACCGATGAGTTGAGGGCGGCTGATTTTTCCAGGCTCTGCATCCGGGTACAGTTGAGCAATAGCGATCTCAATAGCCAGATTCGCGATATTTTGCGTTACGGCGCGTTTATAGCGTTCGGGTGTAGCGTGAGTGTCAGTATGGGGAACTGCTGAAATCTGATTGCCAGCTGCCCATTCCCTGGTAAGGATGCCGCGATCGATAACATTGGTTTCGAACCACAATTTCGCAAACTGTATACGCTTGCCAAGTTCGTGGCGCTTACCTTCAGGGAAGACCTTTTTATTCGCGCTCGTAAATTTCCACAAAGCTGGCATGTCGTATTTCTTTATTTCAGGAATACTTTCAGCGGCAAAAATCAGATCCTGGACGGCCGAGTTATCTGTATCCATTTCCATGGCGGAAAGGCGGCCGCGATGCGGGATGCTGATGTGATAAACGTGGCCTTCTTCTGCCATGTGCTGTGCCAGCAGTTGAATGCGAAATGGCATTTCTGCGAGGTTGTAGAGGGAGTTTTCATCGCCTGAAACCGCATCGTCGGAAGCAGCAGAATCGTTATCGTCTGAATCATCGTTAACGATCTCACCTTCAACAGCGGTGGTTGAATCAGCAACAGCCCCAGGGATAACCTGCCAGGTGCGCTGGTCGTCGCCGAGCTGATAGCGCTTGCACCATTCAAAATCCAGAACACCTTCAGCGGGAAGGTCATTAAATACCGGGAAATCGGTCCGGATTGGTTTCAGGTAGTCTTTGCCGCGCCCGGTTTCGATTTCTGCATCTTCCAGATCAACGTCTAACTGCAGCTGCGCGCGAGCTTCGGATTTTGCGGAACGCCAGATAATGGCATCGGCTTTACCCGATTTTTGAGTTGCCTTTATCAGATAAAAATATTCCATGTGATAGCCTCAATTTTGGGTGTTAGAATCCCCGGGCCATTGATAGCGCCCATTGGGTGTGCATTGGTTTTGGTAATTTACGGTGTAACTTTGGTCGGTGGCACCGGACGTACAGCCCGCTTCGGCGGGTTTTACGTTAGGCCTCGTTGGCCATGGCGTCGTATTCGCCACAACGTTTCGAGCAATACGTTCTTTCACGTGGTACTAACTGCGTGCCATGAATGATGAGAATGGTCATCTTCACAACTTTTCCTTCCTCCAGTGCCTTGCGGCAATACGCACATCGTTTCTGCATAACGCCTCCTGCATCTGTGCGGTGAATCCGGCGGGGTGTTCAGCCAGAACGCCTTTCAATGGCAGGCATTCGCCCTTTACACCTTGTTCAACAGCAGCTTCCTCACATGCTTTCTCGCTGTCATATACACCCAGCAAAACATCCTGATTACCGCCAATAAGCATGCCGACGGTTATCACCAGAGCGAACATTGTGCTCATCAGTGGGTACCTGCCGGAACGAGATAGGGCGCAAGCTCCCTTGAGTAAAAGGGCTGACGGATAAAGCGCAGATTTCCCTGCGGTTCATGGAAATAGGTTTTGCGAACATGGTCGTATGAAACAGACCAGGGCGCGCCGGTGCGCGGATTACGCATTGGTATTGCGCGACCGCTGTTTGGAACTGGATTAACCATAGATAACCCCCGCAATGCATATGATGAATAAAACCCAGAAGATGAGCCCGATAACTGCCGAAATGATCAGGGCTCTGATGCCTTGCTTACTCATTTCAACCTCTGCCTTGTCGCCGGCCAGCGGAACGTTTACCACCTGACAACAATGCGTTTGTTGTCGATGAGCTAAACATTACAAGTAATTCTAGAAACTGTAAAGTTGATTTATAGAAATACTTTAAATTGAGGGCGTAAAAAAACAGCACAACCTTGCAGGTCAGCTGATCTTTACGTTAGTTAGAGATATTTTTGATGATGTCGGCGACGTCGCCTTTAAGGAGGTCGAGTTCTTTCAATACGCCTTTGGCATGAACAATAAGCCTGTTTTTCTCTGCCTCTGGCATTTGGTTGAATAGCGCTAACAATGCTTGTTCTTTGTCATCGAGAGGAGTAGTGCTAGCTAGTTCCTTGAGCTCCTCTTCGCTAGGCTCTTCGCCTGCAGGCAAGAAGAACCAGTGCCCGGGCTTCCCTGTTGCAGCGGAGAGTCTTTTTAGTCGCTCTCCTCTGGCTGTAGTATCGCCCCTCGACCATTGATGAGTCGCTTGTGGGCTTACTGCAACCCTACGCGCCAGTTCAGATAGGTTCCAACCTGTTTGCTGGAGTATGAGCTGAATGCGGTAGGCGAAATTTTTATTCTCTTCTTTCATACCTTCCATTCTACAAACCTACCTTGTAAACATCACTTCAAGACTTGTTCAAGAAAAACTAGAAACACTTGAATATTGCATGTATAGTTTTCCTTGAAATTTTAAAGGAGGCTATATGAAACCTGAACTGAAGCGGCAGATTTGCAAACTTAAGAGCCAAACCGAAATCGCCATTGAGCTTGGTACAAAACCACAAACCGTAAGTCTCTGGCTTAGCGGGCAAATCCCTGCTAATCGAGTCATCCCGTTATGCAAAGTCTTGGGCTGGACTATTACGCCGCATCAAATGCGCAAAGATATTTATCCAAACCCCACCGACGGCCTACCAAACCAGGAAGGATGACCATGCAAACATTTTCCTTTCAACAAAATACCGGATTCAACGCTGGAGCTCTGATAAAGCGAAATCAGCTGAGAGTGGCAGATCATGACGGCATTCGTTCTGCCGTTCGCGCCTGGGCATCAGTTGCAGGTCAGGATGTTGTTTCCGCATACATCATCGAAGAGTGGCGCCAGCAGGGCGGTGACGGGATCGAATTTCCCGAAGACCTCAGCCGTGCCCGGCAGAAATTATTCCGCTATCTGGATAACCAGGTCGAGTCGGATAAATACCGCGAGTATGTGCGTCTTCTTTCGCCGGCAATCATGGCCGTTCTCCCGCTGGAATACCGCAACCGGCTGGTTCCCCATGACGATGTTTTGTCGCGCCTGTCTTCAGCAATTAAGGAGTGCGCCGAAGCAAAGCAGGCTGTGATGCTGAACGCGCCAGAGCACCAGAAATTGAAGGAGGTTAGCGAGGGGATAGCTTCGCTGTTCAGGCTAATGCCTGAGCAGACAGGAGCGCTGATGACGATTGTGAGCTCAATGCTGGGCGTGATGTAAGTGGAGTATCCATGAATCACATCGAATTTATTGAGAAGAACGTACGCGAGGAACTTCTTCGCGAGGGCTTCACGCAAGCAGTGGCTCAGGGGGGGCATACCAGGCGGTCGATATGTACAAGCGGATGTCACAGGCAAGCCGCAAGGGGGGAATGTTTGACGATGTTATGCGACACGCAAAGTTATGGGCAGAGAAGCAGACCAGCGCAGCTGAACGCCGGGAAGCAAAGCGCAAAGTGCGAAAGGGCGGCGACCAGGCTTGTTTGTTCTGAAAGGAGTAAGCATTTGAAAAATTTCAATGAAAGCAATTTAGCCCGCATTCCTGACTATCTGGCTTATGAATCTGATAGTGGCGATTTTATCCGTCTGAAAGCCTCTAACAACCGAAATAAGGTTGGTGAAGTTGCTGGATCCGTAAACAGAGAAGGGTATGTGCGCATCACTATGTTTGGCATGGGATTTCAGGCACATCGTCTGGCGTTTTACTTTATGACCGGCAAGTTACCTCCGGATGATGTGGAGGTTGACCATATAAACGGGATTCGCAATGACAACTCATGGAACAACCTAAGGCTGGTTAGCCATGCAATCAACATGCAGAACTCTAGGAAACCCGAGCGTAATACCAGCGGAAGCCAAGGGGTAAGCCTGAATCCACGAAACGGAAAATGGGTTGCGAGAATATCCCTAAGCGGCAAATCAATATTTCTCGGCGAGTTTCGTGAAAAAGACAAAGCAATTCAATGTTATCTGGAGGCTAAAAAGAAATTTCATCCCGGATATATCGAGTTTAAGGGGAAGACTGCTGTGCGCCAACACAATCAGTCTTCAGGTTGTGAACAAAGGGAACTCAATTCACGAGGTGAGTATGTCAAATACCGCTGAAGTTATCAATTTTCCAATCAAAACCGAACTAACGGGAGGTCGCATGGCCGACCTGTCCAACGGCTATACTAGGATCGCCAATGAGATACAGAAGCTCAAACCGCGGCTGCGCATGTCCGGGCGCGAGTGGCAGTGTCTTGAGGCAGTTATCTGGCTTACCTACGGATGGAACAAAAAACAGGATCGGGTGACAAATACCGTCATTTCTGAGTTAACCGGTTTGAGTGATTCCCATGTTTCAGATGCGATAAAGCTACTCGCGGCACGGGGAATTATTTTTAGTCACAAGCATGGTGTGATGAAAACTGTCGGTATAAATACTGTGCTATCCGCCTGGATTTTGGATAAACCGAAAACGGGAAAACTCTTCCCGGAATCGGAAAAAACCTTCCCGGAAACGGTAGACACCCAAGACTATAACAAAAACAATATTAAAAGATCTTCGTCTCGGAATTCTAAAGAATCCCGAAACGGGGAAACTTTGAAATTTCTCTCTCGTCATCCAGAAGCTGTCGATGGGGTATATACCCCTGCAGGAAAATCCTGGGGAACAGCTGACGACCTCAAAGCCGCGCGATGGATTTTCGATAAAGCCCTGACCGTGAATGCCTCCCTGTCAGAACCGAACTGGGTTGAATGGGCTAACACCATTCGCCTGATGCGCATGCAGGACAAACGCAGCCATTACGAAATCTGCGAACTGTTTAAGTGGGCCAATGAAGACGATTTCTGGCAAAACAACATTCTCAGCCCATCAAAACTACGCAAGCAGTGGGATCAGCTGACGACTAAGCGCCTGCGCAGCACGGGCCCATCTAAAACCACATCAGGCGCCAGTGCGCTGGACAATACCGACTGGATAGATGGGGTACTCGAATGAAATCTATCGCAGAAAGCATGCATAACTTCGATCGGAATAACTTTCAACGTATCGCCGCCGGCATGCCTGAAATCCAGGAGGCACAGAGCTTTGCACATCAGGCGATAAAGACGGCTGAGGTATTCAACGAACTGTTTCGCCAGCTGCTCGCCGTATTCCCGGCGCTGGCCAACAAATCGGCGGAAGACCTCAACGAGATGCGTCGCCAGTGGCTCCTGGCGTTCAAGGAAAACGGGATCACTACCATGGAACAGATTAACGCCGGCATGCGGGTTGCTCGCAAGCAGGAAAAACCCTTCATGCCATCACCTGGTCAGTTTGTTGCCTGGTGTCGTTCTGAGGAGGCGGTGACGGTAGGCCTTCCAGATGCGAGTGAGTTGGTTGATATGGTTTACCAGTATTGCCGGACCCGCGGTCAGTATCCGGACGCTGAGTCCTACCCATGGCCTGAACACAAAATCACACCGATAACGCTGAAACACAAAGCCTGCTACTGGATGGTTACCGGTCTGTATACCGATATGCGCGCGAAGGGATTAAGCGACTCCGAATTACGCCGCAAAGCATCTGAAGAACTGTTGCGCATGGTTCGTCGGCTTAACGCGGGTGAAGTAATTCCGGAGCCAGTTAAGCAGATCCAGAAGCTTGGCGGAAGACCATTAACACAAGAGCAGGGCTTAAACAAAATCGCTGAAATCCGCGCGAAGTTTGGCCTTGGGAGAGGGCGTAACCATGGCTAGAGCATTATCAGCAGCAGAGCGCCGTGAGTACGTCAGTGCCTTGATTCGTATCACTAAGCATCATGGGCGCCTGACGACCACCGAAGCAATGAAAAAACTGGGCCTGAGCCGCGATACCGTCCTGAAGTATTTCCGCGAGGCGGAAGCCACAGGCGAGGTCGTTCGTCATGGCCGATCAGGTTTATTCCGCGATCAGCGCGCCATCATCGATTTTGATATGAAGCGGTATGGACTGGCGCCAAAAGCGGTCACCGGCCTGAATTACAGCCTGCTCGGTAGTCCAGTATTTCAACGCGTTTTAGATGTTCAGGAGGCTATGCATGGCTAAAAATTCAATCGACGTATACGGCGCCAGCGGCAAAACAAACGTGCTCAACTTTGAGCCTGAAAACCTGCACCTGGTCACCGATAAGACCCACCCACTTTACGACGAGCGTGTACACCTGCCGATCGAGGAAGGGATGGTACTGAACATTGCGGAGCTGGGTGTACTGGAGCCGATCATCGTCTGGAAAGACCCTGAAACGGGGCTCACCTGCGTAGTTGTTGGCCGTCAGCGCGTTAAACATACCCTAGAGGCAAATAAACTCCGTCTGAAAGAAGGCAAAGACCCACTGCTTGTTCCTGGAGTCGTTAAGCGCGGATCAGCAAATCAGATGGCTAAATATATGGTCAGCGAAAACGAAATTCGCCGACCTGATACACCGCTTGGCCGGGCTAAAAAAATGTCAGATGCGCTGGATCGCGGTCTCGACGAGGACGATATTGCGGTGTTGTTTGGCTGTAGCGTTCAGACCGTTCGTTCAACGCTCTCCCTCCTCGAAGCGACTCAAGCTGTCCGGCAAGCGGTGGAGTCTGGCACAGTTACCGTTACCCAGGCCCGCCAGCTTGGCACGCTTCCCCCGGAAGAGCAGCGTAAAAAAGTGAAAGAGATTGAATCAGCAACCGCTGGTACTAAAGGCCACGAAAAAGCCAAGCGTCAGCGTGCTGTTCTCGGCGAAGCAAAGCCGCGCATCAAATCACGAAAAGAAATTACCAAGGTTCTCGAAACCGCCAGCGGTGAATATGCTGCGGCTCTGCGCTGGGTGCTCGGTGATAAGCCGGTTTGCGAGAACTGCGGCGGTCCTAACTGCTCCGACTATGGATGTACTGCCACCGATCAGATGCTAGAACAAATGCGCGAGGGGGCCGACAAATGATCGAACGCGGAATGATTTTCAACGCTGAGATGGTTCGCGCCATTCTCGACGGCAGGAAGACGCAGACACGGCGCCCGGTAAAGTTTCCGGTATTAGATAAAAACCTTGGGTGCGAGCTGGCTGGCAATGAATTGGCCGGGGAGCTGTCGGCGAGAAACTATTTGAACAGCGCATTTGGTAAGCCGGGGCATCGCATATGGGTTCGCGAAACATTCAATGGTTTCTGGCTTTCTGAAGAAGAAATTGAGGAGATACAGAAGGGCATTTCAAAAGCTGCGGATCTTTGTGATTACAAGGCGGATTACCCTGATTCAAGCAGGCCTGCAGAAGGTTGGACGCCATCAATTCACATGCCGCGCTGGGCCAGCCGGATTCTGCTGGAAATCACTGATTTGCGTGTGGAGCGATTAAACGCTATCAGCGAGCGCGATGCTCAGGCCGAAGGAGTAGGGACGCTGCGAGGTGGATTCTGGCAGCACTATCAGCCAGGCTGGACACAGCATCAATTGAGCGCCCGCGGCTCATTCGTAACCCTCTGGAAATCCATCTACGGCGAAGAATCCTGGAATTCCAATCCATGGGTTTGGGTTATTGAGTTCAAACGGATTGAGGGGGGCAGCAAATGAGCACTTTAATGCAAATACTCTGCATCAAAGACACCGAGGGATACTGGACTGAGGGCGAAATGTACCCGGCCCGTGTAGTCGCTGGCGGTTTTGTTCAAGTTGGTGACGATGACGATCCCAAAGGGGAAGGCTGGAGCGCTGCACCGATGGAATATCGGGAAGATGGTTCGATCGTTTATCAGGTCGGTGGGATTGAAGGCGAAGTTCTGTTTGAGGAGAGTGCAGTGTGAAATTTTCTAAATTCTCTGAGCTGATGACCCGTATCTGGTCTAACCCACTGACGCAACGCCGTGACCCTGCAATTACGATCATCATCCATTCGCCAGGCGGTATCGGAGCAACACCTTCCGTCGAGGTTGAGTCTATTCAGGCTGGCTTCGACTGGGACGCCGGGCAGGTGCTGATTTGCCCGGTGCAGCCTCTGACCACGCTGATGCCTGAACAAGTTGCAGATATCACTGCCAGCGTGCGCCGAGGCCAGTCCTGGCATGCCTTTGAAGCGTACAAAAAACACAAAGCCCAGCTTGAGAAAGCAGCGATTGAGAATGCGAAAGTTGCTGGGCAACGCGACGACCTGCTTGCGGCTCTGGTTTCTCTGTCCGCTGTCGCTCGCCGCTATCTGCCTGACTATGACGAACATCCTGAGGTACAGAAGGCCGACGCGGCCATCGCCCGGATTGAAGTGGAGGTAAGGTAGTGGATCCTTCACTGGAATATGCCTGCAAACGCATTCAGGAATTGGAAAGCCTTCTGCTGGTGGACGTGCCTGAAACTGTATGGCCCGCTGAAGTAGCGATGGTCCTGTCAGAAGTAGAAAACGCCGGGGAACTCCCGGCGCATCACCAGCGCCGCCTGCAGCACCACATCAACCGGATGTGGCTGGAAAAAATGCCGGTACCGTCAATTATCGCCGCGGCTCGTTCGCTGGCCAGCGCCATGGAGAAATACGCGTGAGAGAGAGTGAAATCATCGTTGATAACTTTGCTGGCGGCGGCGGCGCCTCAACTGGCATCGAGCTGGCGATAGGGCGCAGCGTGGATATTGCGATTAACCATGACCCGAACGCGGTAGCGATGCATACCACTAATCACCCGGACACGCTGCATTACTGCGAGTCGGTTTATTCGGTTCGCCCGAAAGTTGCGACCGCCGGCCGCCGGGTTGGGCTGGCATGGTTCTCGCCGGACTGCCGCCACTTTTCAAAAGCGAAAGGGGCTAAGCCAGTTGAAAAGGCGATTCGTGGGCTGGCGTGGATCGTTATCCGCTGGGCGCTTGATGTTGGCCCGCGGGTAATGATGCTGGAAAATGTCGAAGAGTTCAAAACGTGGGGGCCGCTGCTTGCGGCAGAAATGCGCCCAGATCCTGACCGCGTTGGCGAAACATTCCTTGCATTTGTCGGCATGTTGACAACCGGGATCCCAGCGAACCATCCAGCGCTGGCCGAATGCTGCGAATTTCTGAATATTGCGCTGGATAGCGAGGATGCTACACGGCTGGTAAATGGTTTGGGTTACACCGTTGAGTATCGCGAGCTGCGCGCATGCGATTATGGAGCACCGACCATCCGTAAGCGGTTCTTCATGGTCATGCGCCGGGACGGGCAACCGATAGTCTGGCCGGAAGCCACTCATGGAGACCCGAAATCGCCGGCGGTGATTTCTGGAAAACTGGCACCATGGCGAACAGCTGCGGAATGCATAGACTGGTCTATCCCCGCGCCGAGCATCTTCGATCGCAAAAAGACGCTGGCGGTCAATACTCTGAAACGTATTGCCCGCGGCATCCAGCGCTTTGTTATCGACAGCGCGTCGCCGTTCATCGTGAAGTGCAATCACACAACGACACGCGGAAAATACGACTGTTTCCGGGGGCAGGCACTGGACGATCCGCTGCAGACGATTACGAAAACCCACGGCTACGCGATTGCGGTACCTCATCTGACAAAATTCCGAACAGGGGCTACCGGGCAGCCAGTTACCGAACCGGTACCGACAGTGACCGCCGGCTCGTCCAGGCACCCGGGCGGGAATGGTCACGCTCTGGGTATTGTTGAGGCGGGCCTTGTCCCGTTCCTTGTTGGCAACGGTGGCAGCGAGTACCAGGCTAAACCACGCCCGATCGATAAACCCGCCCACACAATCCTGAAACAGTCACGAGCTTGTGTGGTCGCGCCAGTCATTGCCCGGCAGTTTGGCGCCAGCATCGGACACCGTGCCGACGCACCAAGCGCAACAATCACCGCGGGCGGCGGCGGTAAATCGCAGCTGGTTGTGCCGACGCTCATTCAAACGGGATACGGAGAACGGCCCGGTCAGGCACCTCGCGCGCCAGGACTGGATAAGCCGCTGGGAACCGTTGTGGCTGGTGGCGGGAAACATGCGGTTGTTGGGGCATTTCTGGCAAAACACTACGGAGGGAATTATCAGGGCGCCGGCGTGGGGCTGGATGAGCCAGCGCATTCAGTAACGACTGTCGATCACCACGCATTAGTCGCTTCCCATCTGGTTAAACTGCGCGGTATTTGCCGTGACGGCCAGCCTACTGACGAGCCGATGCCGACTATCACTGCCGGCGGCCAGCACGTAGGGGAGTTTAAAACGACCCTGGCGGTAGAGGATTATGACGAAGAGCGCGCACAGCAGGTGCTGGCGTTCCTGCAGGAATACTGCGGGGAGGATAGCACCGGACTGGTGGAAATCGCCGGGGTGACATATCGCATTGTCGACATTGGAATGCGCATGCTACAGCCGCATGAGCTTTACCGGGCGCAGGGCTTCCCCGAGTGGTACATCATCGATCAAGATTACCGCGGCGTGAAATATGCGAAGGATAAGCAGGTTGCGCGCTGTGGTAACGCTGTGCCTCCGCCTTTTGCTGAAGCACTGGTAAGGGCAAATTTGCCGGAAATGTGTCAGACGCGGGCAGCGGCTTAAACTATAATCCCCTCAGCACCAGAGGGGATTTTATTATTTCAAAGTGGAACATTTACAATATTATCAATTGATAATATTATTTTTAGATGCTGGAGCATCTGAGCTTGTTTTCGATGTATGTTGACAAGTGAGGGAAGGTTAATATGAAAAATGGTAAACTGCAGTTTTTTATCTTATTTTGCGGGTATTTGTTGAGTGCGGTATTCCTTACTTTCATAGCATGGTTTGGATACGACATAGTCGGGCTGCTAGGGGGGCTGCTTCCTTACCTAAAGGGAGGTATGATTAATAGTGACTATTTACCAGTTAGTATCATCCTTAACAATTACTCAATGTATATTGGTTTTTTTGTTGGTGTGTTATTTTCTTTGTTAATGTGTGTTGTTATTGATATTAAAAAAATAAATGGTGAGCATTATTTTTCAAGGGTATTCATTGGCTGTGTGATTGTTTTGCTTGTTTTGATATTTATGTCGATGGTAATGGAGCCTTCGGATCTGATTAATGCTAACTATTTATTTAGAGTGTTTTCTTATTCTTATTTTAGCTCTGTGATATATTATCTTTTACTCCTCTTTTTTTTCTATATAATGACAGTGATTTCCGTCATGGGGATAATCGTTATTCCGTCAATAATTATGATGAAAAGATGGAAAAATGCTGGGGCTTAATACCCCAGCATTTTATACGTTAGTAAAGCTTAGGAATTAACTGGTTATTAAGGTTTTCTGCAAAATCTACATCGAAGAAAGAGGCTACAACAGCAGCAGCAATTGCGGCTGCAATCGCTGCTGCTGTTGCTGACAGCGTAATGCCTACCGCAGCAGCAACCCCCAGTGAAATACCCGTTACAAAACTGTAAGTATATGCTGCAGCAATGCCGCTTAGAGCCATACTTTCTATCTGGAGCATGAGAGGTTGCCAGTTTCCTGTCACATAGCCAGTTTGATATTTTTCATAAAGATCTTTTGCGGTGAAACCTTTATCCAGAAACCCTAATGTTTTACCTAAAGCATCAAAATCTTTGGCTAAAGATTTCATCTTATCAGCCGTAATGGCTTGGTTAATTGCATTCTTATCAGCCTGTTTAAGTGATAGTTTGGGGTTTTTTAAAAGCTTATCTAGAGTCTTTTTAGCATCAGAATAATTGCGAACCTTACTTCCTCTGACTGTATTCGCTAGATTACGGGCGATTTCACCTGCTTTCTGCCCAGCATGCTGAGAGATTTTCTCTGCACTTTGTGCAGCCAAAGTCATTGATGTCTGAATAGCTAAATCACGATTGTTTTTATAGCCATCAGGATAGCCACCAGCGTTGATAGTGTTCAAATCATTTGTAGTCTGATTTATGTTGGCATTAACCTGATTAATGAAATCATTCTCCTGATTTGTTGTCTGCTGCATTTGATTAATTTGGGATTGATAATTTCCTGATGTATTATTAAGACTGTCAGGGGTTTCACCATCGGGCACAATCCCAAAGCCAATTAATCCGTTGTTATATAAAATCTGCTGACTCATCATCTCCGAAGAAACTTGACGCATTTCATTACGAGCCTGATAGAGATTTTTTTGGGCATTAAGATAATTGAGTTTTGCTTGGGCGATTTGCTTCGGTGTTCCATTTTCTTTTGCCCTGTCAAATGCCGATTTTGAGTCATTCAGATTAGATTGGGCTTTAGATACCTTGCCGTTGGCAGCGAGTAAACGCTTAGCGTCTTCCTGAAATCCAAAATTCATCTCGGAGACAAAAATGTCGCCGGCATGTTTTTGGAGGTAATTGAGCATAGCGTTACTTGCAACATAAGCACTCTGTTGAATCGCATTTTCAATCTCGGAGGTGTTCGTCCAGATTGCGGGTTGTGAGGGATCTGCTGTAACAATAAGAGTATCAACGGGGACGTCCACTACATAGTCAAGTGATTGTTTCATATCTATCTATCCTTCTTATACTGTATGTATATACAGTTTCATGTTTGAAGTTACACCTCTTAGTTTATCGCTGTCAATAGTTGATAGTGATTATCATTCTCAAATCATGAATTAATAGAAGAAATCATAGCGTTACTCTTATGGGACCTTGAAATTTAACAATTTTTTGCATCAGGAGATTGATCGCTTCAATTTTTAGGTATACTGTTTATTTGTACAGTGGTTTGAGTGGGGTGATACTATGAGAATCGAAGTGGCCATCGACAAAACTAAAAAAATTCCTGACGGTGCTGAACCAGCGTTAGAGGCGGAATTCTTACGGCGATTAAATCAAAAATATGATGACTGCAAATTATCTATTCGTCGCGCTGCTGCTGATGGGCTCAGTGTTTTCGGTGGTATAGATGGTGATAAAGAAACCATTGCAGAAATTCTCCAGGAGACCTGGGAAAGCGCCGACGACTGGTTTTATTAGTATTTTTCTATTGGTGGCGGCCTTTATCCCAGAGCATCGCGTTTGCGTTACCCTTGATGCTGCTGCCCGTTTTCATGAGTGCGTCAGTATGTCGCTCAGGGGGTAATGTGACTGATGGTATCGAACCAATGCGAAGAGGGGCCTTTTGGGCCACCGTAACAGATGAGTCCGGAAAAGTGGTGTGCTCATTTCGATTGGGTCAGAATGACAGACGTCTGCTGTCTAATCTTGATGGTGAGATCGCCGCAAGAAAAATAGCAAAAGATGAGCACCTTTGGTCAAGAGCATCCCTGACTGAAATAATCCAGGAAATGAGCTCAAAAAATTGACGACCATTAACTAGCTAATTCATACTTGCTGCGCTGGTCTGAACAACCAGCCACCTGACAGTAATGCGCCTTCGGAGTATATGATGGCGCAACTTCATTTAGTAAAACAGTCTCAAGGAATTCTGATCCCTGCAACGCAGGAGACCAGCGATTTTCTGCAGTCAAAATGTAAGCTCGGCGCCGTTCTGGAAGCCGACTATAAGCTTGTCCGCAATCCGGCCTTTCATCGCCGCTATTTTGCTTTACTCAATCTCGGCTTTGAATACTGGGAACCTACCGGCGGAGCGATCTCGTCTAACGAGCGCAGGCTTATCACAGGTTACGCCAGATACCTGGCGGCATATGGCGGGAGTGAATCGGCGTTGCTTGATGCCGCCGAGCAATACCTTGACCGTATAGCCGAGAAACGTGCCGGTAGTATCAGCATTTGCAAATCTTTCGACGCCTACCGGGCGTGGGTTATTGTCGAAGCTGGCCACTATGACGCCATACAACTGTCGGACGGCACGCTGAAAAAACACCCTCGCAGCATTTCTTTCGCCAGCATGGACGAATGCGAATTTCAGGAACTGTACAAAGCGTCGCTGGATGTTCTCTGGCGGTGGATCCTCTCTCGATCGTTCAACAGCCCGATGGAAGTTGAGAACGCCGCAAACCAGCTTTTAAGCTTCGCGGGGTGATGCCGATGAAATATTCATGGTTTCACCATACCGATTGCACCACGCAGCAGGCTGATGAACTGATGGATAAGTACCGCAAACGCGGGGTAAAGGTCGAACGTAGTTTAAACCAAGATTTTACGACCTGGACCGTCAGCGCTGAGCTTGTGGAAGACAAGAATCCACCGCGTCCTGATTCCCGCTGGCGCAACCGGATGTGGGGGTAAGTATGGCAGACCTTCGCAAGGCGGCGCATGGCCGTGAATGTACAGTCCGGATCCCCGGTTACTGCAACGGCAACCCAGAAACCAGTGTGCTGGCGCATTACCGACTGGCCGGCACCTGCGGTACCGCATGCAAACCTGATGATACCCAGGCGGCTATTGCCTGCAACGGATGTCATGACGTAATCGACGGCAGAACCAAAACCACCGATTTCACCTACGACGAATTGCGCCTGATGCATGCGGAGGGGGTAATGCGCACCCTGGAAATCTGGCGGAAAGAGGGACTCATCAAATCATGAAAATCTACGATATCACGCCCATCGGCAAATCCAGAATGACCAGAGCTGATAAGTGGAAACAGCGTCCGGCGGTAATGCGTTACCGGGCATTCTGTGATGAGGCTCGTCTGCGCAAAATTCACCTGCCTGAGTCTGGTGCTCACGTCACGTTCGTTATGCCTATGCCACAAAGCTGGAGCCAGAAGAAAAAGGCGCAGCATGCCGGATGCCCACATCAGTCAAAACCTGACTGCGACAACATGCTGAAAGCTCTGATGGATGCTCTCTATGACGATGATTCACACGTCTGGGATTGCCACATCACCAAAATCTGGGGCGAGAAAGGACAGATCATTATCGAGGAAGGAAAGTGAAACCTGAAGCTACTGAGTCTCTTCGTCTGCGCTGGCAGCGTTTGAACCTTATTCGTTACCGAGGCTCGTTCCCGGTGGCATATCGCATCTTCAGAAACCAAATCCGCAATCAGAAAGCAGGGGAATCATTGTGAAACTTGAAGCGTTACCAAAATTTTTCTCACCAAAATCGATGATGCCCGGTGCAGTACCATGCGGAATAACATCTGAGACCCTGACGATTACCGATGTCATGGCCGCCTTAGGCCTGGCAACATCAAAATCAGCGATAGGTATCGAGCTCTACCTTGCAAAAGCCGGTGTTCTGGAACCTGACAACATAATTGCCTTCATTGGCGAACTCGCCATTCAACGCGCCGGCAGGAACCGACCCCTGCAGGCTATGGAGGAACAGCAGCGCACGGAGTTCTTGCGTGTAATGGCTGGTTACGTGTTCCGGGATTATTCGCTTAGCGCTGCCAGTCTGGTCACATGTAGCAGTTGCGCTGGATCTGGTTTTATTGACGCCGAGGTGTTCACCAACAAAGTGACTTATCCGGACGGAAAGCCTCCGAAATGGGTAAAAGTAACTAAGGGGATCTCGCCATCGGACTGGGAAGAAGTTAAGGCCGTTCGTGAGCAGGTGAAGGTAATCTGCAAAGCGTGCAATGGAAAAGGGCGGCTCAAAAACGAATGTCGGTGCCGGGGCCGCGGGGAGGTACTGGATAAGAAAAAATCAGAGCTTCAGGGGCTTCCGGTTTTTAAGCAATGCCCCCGCTGCACTGGCCGCGGTTATCCCAGATTAAAAGACACGGAGGTATTCAAGGCTCTTGGCGTGACCGAAACTACTTGGCGAAGAAACTTCAAATTGTTCTTTGATCGTCTGGTGGAGTATTGCCACGTCGAGGAATCCTTCGCAGAAAAGATGCTTGAGAAGGTAACGAGATGACTTTGCAGCAGGCTATTGCAAACGTGGCGGAAATTGGCTAACCTCGTTCCAACGGTGGGTTAATTCGCCCATGACGTTAAAAACATTAAGACCTCGCCTCGGCGGGGTCTTTTATCTTCGTAAGGGCTTTATGTCTCACTCATCATCAAGAAAAAAGGGGCTGGACTCGACTTTACCACTTACCTCCCGCGCTTCGCATGCACGAAGTTGTGTCAACCATGTAGCCAATCGAGTTGGCATGACGAGAGAAGCGCTGCTGAATAAAATCGTGAGTGACACAGGGGTTAACTTAGAGTGTCCCCTTTCGGAAGATGAGTTACTAAAAGCGTATTATTACTTTGAATCTCTTTAAGATAAAAAGATAACAGCATAATTCATATCGTTTTTCCATTTACGCGTTTTCAAAAGTAACTTTTAATAAATTTATTTTTTAAAAAGCTCAAATCATCTCCTTAATTGGAAATTTTGGTTTTACACCTTGAGATAATCAGTGGGCTCTAAGGTTTAAAAATCATTTCTTTTAAAAGGGAGAAAGCAGCATGTTACGCGTAGTGATAACAGTTCTTGTGTTGTTTATGTGTTTGATAACGTTCGTTAAATATTGGTAGTAATCCCCTTGGCTCGCATATGCGGGCCTTTTTCATTTGTGCCGCCAGAACGTCATTCACTCCGTGCTTTGTCGTAAATCCATCTAGCGGCCTTTCTAATTTCCCCTCGCACTGAGAGGACTCACAGCAATAAGAGGGGGCTAAATGTCCGATCCTGTTTCTGCCACAACGATAGCGGCTGGTGGACTGTTCGGCGCCAGCCTATTCGGCCTGGCAACTGGCATTGATTATGGCGTGGTGTTTGGTGCGTTCGCTGGTGCGGTGTTCTATGTCGCAACGGCGGTAAATATCAGCCGCCTGAAGCTGGTGGGTTACTTCATCACTTCATTCATCTTCGGTGTGATTGGTGCTCCTCTGCTGGGGTCGTACTTTTCAAAGTGGACGGGTTACAGCGACAGGCCTCTTGATGCACTCGGAGCGGTAATCGTGGCAGCCATAGCCATTAAGTTGCTGACGTTCGTAAACAGTCAGGATCTGGGTAGCCTGTTTGGAATTCTCTCTCGCTTACGTGGAGGAGGGACAAGCAATGGTAACAAGTGATCCGAGCGCAATCATCAATGCGGTGATATGCGCTGTAATTGTTGTTGCGCTGATGTTCTACCGACGCGACGGGTCAAGACACCGCCCCATGATGTCGCTGATGGCTTACTTCACTGTGCTGGTTTATGCCAGCATCCCTTTTCGTTTCCTGTTTGGCCTGTACGAGTCATCCCACTGGCTGGTGGTGCTGGCTAACATTCTTATCTGCGGCGCGGTTCTCTGGTTTAGGGGGAATGTGGCGCGTCTGGTTGATGCACTGAGGCACTGATGAACCAATCACAATTTCAACGGGCGGCTGGTATTAGCGCCGGGTTATCTGCACGCTGGTTTCCGCACATTGATACTGCAATGAACGAATTCAGCATCACTAGTCCTCTCGATCGGGCGATGTTCATAGCGCAGTGTGGACACGAAAGCACGTCATTTACTCAGTTGGTCGAAAGCTTTAACTATAGCGTTGCAGGCCTGGCTGGTTTTGTGAAGGCAAAGCGCATCACGCAGGACCAGGCGAACACCCTGGGGCGTAAAACTTACGAAAAGGTTTTACCGATCGAACGTCAACGAGCGATCGCAAATCTGGTCTACAGCAATCGCTTTGGCAATAAGGCTGCGGGCGACGGCTGGAAATACCGTGGACGTGGAGTTATCGGGATCACCTTCCTCGATAATTACATTAAGTGCGGTAATGCACTGAAACTGGATTTAGTCAGCAATCCTGAGTTGTTGGAGAAAGATATTAATGCGGCCCGTAGCGCAGCCTGGTTCTATACCTCAAGTGGCTGTTTGCATTATCCCGGCGATCTGGTACGCGCAACCCAGATCATCAATGGAGGGCAGAATGGTATTGATGACCGGCGCGCCCGATTCCTGAAAGCAAAACAGGTACTGGTGGGTTGATTATGGGAATCGAAGCTATCGCGGGGCTGGTGGTTGTCATCCTGAGCGCTATCGCTGGCGCGTTCGGCATTGGTCATGCACGCGGGACCAGTAAAGCGGAAGCCAAAGCCGAACAGCAGCGAACCAAAGAGAACGCCGCTGCTACCATCGCCGCGGCAGAACGCCGGGCTGATGCAACGAAAGGGGCCAGCGATGTACAGGAAAACGTTAAGCGTATGGGGGATGGCGCTGTTGATCGCGAGTTGCGCGAAAAGTTTACCCGCCCCGGTGGTGGTTGATACGGCCTGCAACTGGGTGCGAATCATTTACCTGACCGACCACGATATTGACTTGCTTGATAAGCAGACTAAGCGTGACATCCTGGCGCACAACAAAGCAGTGCAGGCCAATTGCCCGCAATCAACCGAAAAGGCTACGAAATGAGTGAAGCAATACCGCAGGACGGCAGCACTATAAAAGGCTACCGCACATTAACCTCTGGCGACATTGAGCGGATAAACCGCCTCAAAGCTGTCAGCCGGCATTTTTGCAGTCTGCTCGATACTGAGCGAGAGGTTACAACGGCTGAAGTTGTCGAGCGTGGTAGTCAGGCCGAAACCGAGAGAGCAGAGGCTTTGCGCTGCATGGCTATCGCGCGCACCAAAATGCAGGAAGCCTGTATGTGGGCATGTCGTGCAATAGCAAGGCCAGATAGCGATTGTTGATGCCGTTACATGTCACAACAAGCCCACCGATACGTTGGCTTTTTTTGTGATCCTATTTGATATCATCACCAATAATAACAATCAGGGTGAGATGACAATGAAACAGAAAATTACAGATGCATTTGTTAATTTTACGCATAGCTGGAACGACGCGCTTCACGCTTCCATTGAAAGGAAAATCTCAGAAGGTTACGACCAGACATATCCTGATAAGAATGATTTTGAACACCGCGAGTCCACTACAAAAGCCATGCGAGAGTTTTACTACCAGCGGATGATGAATACGGCCTCACTGCTGCTCACTGGTGTGTCACTACTGGTGGCATTGGTTGCACTGATCGTGGCGATAGTGGCTATTAAATACTCTTAGGCCCACGGGTCGTACTCGCTGATCACGTTGGGCTGCTTGCCGCCGGCAGCAGGGAAATATGAACGCTTGGTCACTGAAGTGGCACAGCATTACAGGATCCATTCTGCCGAGTGGCTTCGATAATGCCACGGTTACTGCTTTATGATACCTTCTCAACATAAATTTTATGGTTAAGTTAGGGGGCAGTGATGGGGGAGTATTTTAGAGTTACGGTTCAGGTTTTATTAGATATCTTTTTGACATATCGTTCAGCCAAAAGGCAACAGGCTTTGGATAAGGTAAACGCTTTAAACAAGGTGTTGATTGATAATAAAATCTACCTTACTGAGTGTAGCGATGGTAGGGCCAGATGTGCTTTAACTGAACGAAACTTGTCTACTGAGTGGAGTAGGGTGGGCGATTTAATCCAAAATGACTCACCAGATCTTGCAGCGTTCTGTCGTAATAAGTCGGACTACTGGGTTAATCCTAAAGGCCATTCTCGTGAAAAAGTTGAACAACTCGGCATAACTATAAAGATGCTGGAAAGGCAGATAGAACATTTAAAAGCCAACATGCTTTAAGTGGTTCTCTTCACTCAGTTGAAGTTGCCTTCGACTGCTTCTATCAAAATCATAAATGCCACCTACGGGTGGCTTTTTTAATGGTACTACCGAAGAAACTAAAAATAGTGGCTTCGATAATGCTCCCCACATCGCACAGAGGTAAGACATGGCCGAAATCACCGACGCTCAGCAGATTCGTCTGAACCTGCTTTCAACCCTGAACTACGACACCGCGGCGGCAAAAATTGCTGTAGAATATGTTCAGGATAGTCCGCTTAAGTACCAGTTATTCATCCAGCAATACAGCCGTGTCACATCAGAGACTGAAGTGGTGGCAAAGACAATGAAAGCAGTTCAGGAAGCAACTGAAGCGCTGCCGCTCTTTGATAGCAGCGCTGAATAGTCCAGCCAGGCATTACAACAGGTATTCACTGAGTGCCTGTGATAATGTTTTAATCAAGGTCAATGGCGAAAACCATATCTTTGCTAATCTGTACAGTAGAGGTATCGAATGGAGATGTGTTTAGCCAGTTTTTATCATCAAATCGGCTTAATGATTCTCGGCATAAAAAACAGCATTCCAGCATGCTCTCATCACTACTCTTAACTTCCATTACTAAGGTTTCATTCAGCCTCCCTTTATATCCATCAGACAGTTGGACTTTCACCTTGCAACCAGGCTTGATTGATCCTAATTCTTCTTCGCCTAGAGGGGGGATTGGCTTTGCAAAAGCAATTCGAACCATAATTACCTCCTTTTTCTGGTAGCAGAAAATTATCGCATAAGAGTTGCTGATTATTTGTGACATAAAGTGAGAACCATACAATGGCAAAACCGGACTGGGGCGAGCTTCAGCAACGGTACCTGTCCGATCATGCCGCAACCGGCGTATCACCGAAGGATTGGTGTAAAGCGCAGGGACTGAATTACGCTACTGCCCGCCGATACATCAAGAAATCCACTGCGCAAGCTGCGCAAAAACCTGCGCAGAAGAAATTGCGCATTGCGCAAAAGGAAAAGTGCGCAGAAGAGTTGGTGGATAGCAAACTGAGTCCAAAGGTAAAGCGCTTCATTGCCGAATACCTCAAGGACCAGAACGCTACGGCCGCCGCTGAGCGAGCAGGCTACAGCGACCCGAACTATGGCCGTCAGCTCCTGACGAATCCTAACGTTGCGCAGGCCATTGCGCAGCAACAAAAAGCATCCATTGTGCGCACGCTTGGCAGCGCTGATGAGGTGCTTGAGCAGATGTGGCGCCTGGCCACCTTCGATGCAAACCAGCTTTCTCAGTATCGCCGCGGGAGCTGCCGTTACTGCTGGGGCTTTGGTCACCAGTACCAATGGCGTGATGCCGTGGAGTACGAAGAGAAGCGACTCGAAGCGCTTGAGCGTAAACGTCGTGAGCCTCTCGATGTTGGTGGCTACGGTTACGACCACAACAGCGCGCCTAACCCTGAATGCCCACGCTGCAATGGTGATGGTATCGGTCAGCCATTCTTTGCGGATACGCGCAAGCTGACCCCTGATGCTGCGCTTGCCTATTCAGGTGTAAAGCTCGGTAAGAATGGTGTTGAGATAACCGCTATCAGTCGTGAGCGAATGTACGAGGCGGTGATGAAGCGCCTCGGCCTGGCTGATAGTGAATTCGCCCAGCGTCTGCAGCAGATAGAAATCGAGCGTCGGCAGCTGGAGATCGACAAACTCCGCAAAGAACTGGCCGCTGACCCGGAGGATGAGGAACCAACGCCAGTTGCAATCAATATCAACGTAGTCGATGCGCGAGTGAGGGAAGAGGATGGCGATAGCTCCGACGCTTAACATCCCTCAGGCCAAATTCCTTGCGATGCAGTACAAGTTTAAGGCTTACGTGGCCGGGTTTGGTTCTGGCAAGACATGGGTTGGTTGCGGCGGTATCTGCAAGGGGATGTGGGAACACCCTAAAATCAACCAGGGCTACTTTGCACCAACGTATCCGCAGATCCGCGACATCTTTTATCCCACGGTTGAAGAGGTGGCCTATGACTGGGGGCTGAATGTCAAAATCAATGAGGGAAACAAAGAGGTCCATTTCTACGCCGGGAAGCAGTTCCGTGGGACGACGATATGCCGCTCGATGGAAAAGCCACATACCATCGTTGGTTTCAAAATTGGTAATGCCCTGATAGATGAGCTCGACGTGATGCCCGCCAAAAAGGCGCAGTTAGCCTGGCGGAAAATCATTGCGCGTATGCGTTACAACGTGCCCGGTTTGCGTAACGGAATAGACGTCACCACGACGCCAGAAGGGTTTAAGTTTGTTTATCAACAGTTCGCAAAGGCTGTGCGCGATAAACCTTCGCTCTCAACGCTATACGGGCTGGTTCAGGCCTCAACCTTCGACAACGAAAAGAACCTGCCGGCAGACTATATTCCATCCCTGATGGAGTCTTATCCGCCGGAGTTGATTAAGGCTTATCTGCGCGGCCAGTTTACCAACCTGACCAGCGGGACTATTTACCATCAGTTTGACCGTCAGCTGAACAATTGCCAGGAGGAAGAGCAGCCCGGCGAACCTCTGTACATCGGTATGGACTTTAACGTCGGAAAAATGGCCGGAATTGTTCATGTGCTGCGCCTTGGGCTTCCCTGTGCAGTTACGGAAATCATTAAGGCTTACGACACACCGGACATTATTCGCATCATTAAAGAGCGGTTCTGGTTGTATGACGGCCATGACTACCGGAAGGTGCGGGAAATCTATATTTACCCGGACGCCTCCGGTGATTCTCGTAAATCAGCTCATGCCAGCACTACGGATATCGCCCAGCTCAAACAGGCTGGCTTCAATGTGATAGTGAACGATTCAAACCCGCCAGTAAAAGATCGTATTAATTCCATGAACGCCATGTTCTGCAATGGCAATGGTGAGCGTCGCTACAAAGTGAATATAAAGCGCTGTCCGGTCTACACGGAATCGCTCGAGCAGCAGGTATGGGGTGAAAACGGTGAACCTGACAAAAAAGCCGATAATGACCACCCTAACGACGCTGGCGGCTACTTCATCGTGAAACAGTTCCCAATTATCAAACCAACCGGGAAAGTCACCAAACTGCGGATGTAAAACCATGCCTGATATTTCAACACCCAACCTCGACTATAACGACATGGTTGAGGCCTGGGATATCAACGATGCGCTAATGGGCGGTACGCTTGAAATGCGCCGACAGGGTAAGTTGTATCTTCCGAAATGGCCCAACGAAGACCCTGACAGCTACAAAGAACGATTAGCAGCTGCAACCTTGCTGCCTGCCTATGAAGAAGCGATTAAACAGAACATTGGGCGCGTATTCGCTGAGCCTACGGTATTGAGCGAAAGCGCGCCGGAAGTTATCCGAAAGCTTTCTACCGACATCGATTTGGAAGGAAACCGCCTTGATGTCTGGGCGCAACAGTTTTTCAGTATCGGTTTCCAGTACGGCCTTGTTCATGCGCTGGTGGATTACCCGCGGGTGGATCCAGAATCTGTAAGGACAAAAGCAGATGAAAAAGCGATTGGAAGCCGGCCATACGTAACGATGCTAAATCCCCGTCAGGTGATCGGCTGGAAGTCGAAAGTTGAGGGTGGAAAGGTCATCCTTACTGATTTGCGTATTCGTGAAACCATCATTATTGACGGTGATGACTACGGGCAAACTAAGGTAGAACAGATCCGGCATATCATGCCTGGTAAGGTTGAAATCTATCGGCGTAACAGGGACGATAATGGTGAAGCACAATGGACGCTACACGAAGAATGGCAAACCAGCCGTAACGATATCACGCTAGTGACGCTCTACACGAAACGAACAGGATTTATGCGCGGATCTCCGCCGCTGCTTAACCTGGCTTTGCTGAATATCAAGCACTGGCAAAGTCAGAGTGAGCAGGACAACATCCTGCATGTTGCCCGTGTGCCGTTGCTGGTGGCTTATGGACTGGCAGAAGGTGAAACGTTAACGATCGGCTCATCAACAGCGACTCGTTTCGACAACCGCGAAAGGCAGGGTCTTGAATATGTCGAACATACCGGATCGGCCATTGAATCCGGTGAAACGTCGCTGGAAAAACTGGAAGATCAGATGCGGCAGGCCGGGGCAAAACTCTTACGTGCCGAGAACACCTCGACCAAATCTGTTGACCAGACCAATGAAGAGCGCATGCAGGAGAATTCGCCGCTGTACACGATGGCGAGTTCGCTGGAGGACGCGCTCGATAACATCCTGCAGATCATGGCGGAATGGCTCGGTGAAACTGAGGGCGGCAATGTCGATGTACGCACAGAACTGGATGTTTCTGCTCAGACGTTTGATGCCTCAGCTGCAACGGCTGTTCAGTCACTTCGGCAGGGTGGTGATATTCGCCAGATTGATGCGGTTCGCGTTCTTCAGGCGCTGAAATTCATCGACCCGGACGCGAAACCTGAAGAGGTGATCGACGAACTGAGGAACCAGCAGGTGACGCTTGTCGGCGGCCTGAATAATCCAGGTGGTTGAGATGGCGACGGCGAATGAAAAACTCAGTGACGAAAGCCTGGCTCATGCGATTTGGGTGAGTCAGTACAGCACCGGTGTCGCGAACAGGATGATAAAAATCCTGAATGACAGCGATGCAGAGCTTACGGCCAGGCTGCTGGTGGCGATGGATACCCTCGATGCGGAAAGTTTCACGGTGTCGAGGCTCGAATCTCTTCTGGTCAGCGTCAGGGCGTTAAATCGTGATGTGGTTCAGTCGATGAGCGAAAGGCTCGCCGGCGAGCTGCAAGAACTGGCGCAGCATGAGGCAGGATTTCAGCTAAGTCTCTTCCAGTTCGCGATCCCCGATGATGTGCTGGCGCTTCATCCGCTGGTGGGAATTTCACCGGACGCCGTTTATGCCGCGGCAATGGCCCGGCCTTTTCAGGGGCGGTTACTGAGCGAGTGGGCCAGTAGCCTTGAAGCCGACCGCATGACGCGCATCACCAATACCGTCAGGCAGGGCTTCCTGCTGGGCGATACAACGGAACAGATTGCGCGAAAAGTTCGCGGCCACGCTAACCGCGGCTACCAGGATGGCGCGCTGCAGATGAGCCGTACCAATGCTGGTAGCATTGCAAAAACAGCCGTAGGGCATCTTGCGGCGACGGCGAGGAAAAGTTTTGCGGATGCGAACGACGACCTTCTTAAGGGTAAGCAGTGGTTGTCCACTTTGGATAACCGGACATCGAAAGACTGTCGAATTCGCGACCGCCTCAAATACACTCTGGCAAACAAGCCGATCGGCCATAAGGTGCCATATCTGCAGGGACCAGGCAAAATTCACTGGTGTTGTCGAAGCGTCGAAACCTACATCCTGAAATCGTCTGATGAGCTCGGTATTGCTGTAGGACAAATATCCGATAGCTCGCGCGCCAGCATGAACGGGCAGGTGCCGGCGGATACCGATTATCACGGCTGGTTCTCGCGCCAGTCGTTCACGCGACAGTCCCAGATAGTTGGCGTAACGCGAGCCAGGTTGATTCGTGATGGCGGCATGTCTCCTGATGAATTCTACAACGACAGGGGCGAATGGCTGACGCTGGAGCAATTGCGGGAACGTGACGACCAGGCATTCAGTGACGCCGGACTTTAAACATGAAAATTCATTCAAAGGCTGCCTCCGGGCGGCCTTTTTTATTGCCGCGATCCGGATGGTTAGCGGTGCAACGGTCGGATGACCCTGAAAAGGTACCAACATGAAACTGAAGACAGTCGAAGTAAATGGCAAACACTATGCGGAAGTTGATGCAAACGGTCTGCCCGTCTACGTCCACGATGACGGACAGGAGATCGGCTTTGATGCCGTGCAGGCAGTAGGAAAAATTTCCTCACTGAATGGTGAGGCAAAATCTCATCGTGAAGCCAAAGAAGCTGCTGAAGCCAGCCTGGCTAAATTCGCCAAAATTGGCGATCCGGCGAAAGCGCTCGAAGCGCTGGAGATGATGACCAAAATCGACCAGAAAAAGCTGATCGACGCGGGTGCCGTTGACCAGGTGAAAGCGGATATCACCAAATCATTCCAGACTCAGCTTGAAGAGGCCACCCAACGGGCTACAACGCTCGAAGGTCAGCTCTATCAGGAAATGATCGGCGGCCGGTTCTCTGGCTCAAAATTCATCGCGGATAAAGTGGCAATCCCGGCCGATATGCTGCAAGCGCGCTTTGGTCAGTCCTTCAAAGTCGAGGACGGCAAAGTCGTTGCCTATGATGGCTCCGGCAACAAAATTTATTCCCGCTCTAAACCGGGCGAGCTGGCAGCCTTTGATGAGGCACTGGAGTTCCTGGTGGAGCAGTACCCACAGAAAGACCACATCCTTAAGGCCAGCGGCAATCAAGGAGGAGGCTCTCGCCAGTCTCAGCATTCACTCGGGCAGAAAACGATGAAACGCGATGCGTTTACCAGTCTGAGCCCGACAGATCAGCAATCAACTCTCAAAGACGGTATCACCATCGTCGATTAATTCTTTGCCAGCCGTCGGATGGCTGCTGGTGCCAGAGCTGGATAGCTCAACCAACCCTATATTTTAATCATCAAGGAATCCATACACATGGCTAATACGCTTACCGGGTTGATCCCGACTATCTTCACGGCTCTGGATACCGTATCTCGCGAACAGGTCGGTTTTATCCCGGCTGTATCGCGCAACGCGAAAGCTGATGCGGCCGCGAAGGACCAGACTGTTACTGCGCCGGTCGCGCCACCGGCAACCACTGTTGATATTACCCCGGGGGCTACTGCGCCAAATGACGGCAACCAGACGATCGGCGCCGTTGATGTCAAAATCACCAAATCCAAAATGGCCCCGGTCAAATGGAACGGTGAGGAACAACTGGCGCTGGGGCCCGCAGGGACATACAACACCATTCTTGCGGATCAGTTTAAGCAGGCTTTTCGCGCGCTGGCTAATGAGATGGATGCAGATCTCGCAGCTCTGTACTTCGCATCTTCTCGTGCTGTTGGTACGGCCGGCACAGCTCCTTTCGGTATTGCAGGTGATTTGTCTGATGCAGCAAATGCGCGTCAGGTTCTCTCTGACAACGGTTCGCCGACAACTGATCTGCAGATGGTTCTCGGTTCTTCGGCTATCGCTAACCTCCGCGGTAAACAGTCTGTTCTGTTCAAAGTAAACGAGTCCGGTACTGATGCGCTTCTGCGTGAAGGTATTGTGGGGCGACTGGAAGGTTTCAACATCCACGAATCCGCGCATGTTAAGAAACGCGCTGCATCCCCGGCCGCCGGATACCTGGTGAATGGTGCAAAAGCTGAAGGTGAAATCCTGATTGCGATTGATACCGGGACAGGTGCTTTTGCTGCCGGCGATATCGTGACTTTCGACGGGGACAACAATAACTACCTGGTTGCTGCGGCGACTGCCACGACCATTACTCTGGCTTCTCCGGGCTTACGTCAGGCGCTGGCCGATAATACCGCTATTACTGCTGGTGGCGCCTTCACCGCAAACATGGCGTTTGATCGTAATGCATTCCTGCTGGCATCCCGACTCCGGCAATGCCGCAGGGCGGCGATACCGCAGATGATGTGATGAACGTAACCGACCCGGTCTCGGGCATCACTTATCAGGTGGCGCTGTACCGTCAGTACCGCCAGGTGCGTTACGAAGTCGGCCTGTCATGGGGCGTAGCGGCAGTGAAAACTGAACATTCGGCTCTGCTGCTGGGTTAATTATCAGGGGCTTCGACCCCTTTTTTTAATGGAGGTCGTATGGCTGGATTAACAAAAGAGCAGCGCGCCCAACGAGCTGCTGAGCAAATTGCGCCTACACAGGCGGATAACAACGTACCCGTATCGACCACATCGCAGCTGGTGGTGATGGTTACCGATTTCCCGGCATTCCCCGGTGCGCCCAATACCGCCAACGTTCACCCTGATGAAGTGGAGAACTGGAAGGCGCACGGCTGGAAAGAAATGGAGTGATGCATGATCACCTTCATCACCGTTGAAGACGTCAATTCGATTCTCGGTGCCTCCTGGACGGATGAAAGCAAAAAAGCCAAATCTGTACTGATGGCTAATACCTGGATGAATGGACTTAACCTGAAACTGCCATGCAATAAGGCAACTCACGAAACCATTATTCCTGACGATGTGAAACAGGCCGGCGCCTATGCGGCGCTGTCGGCGGCAAATGGCGGGCTGTATCAGCAGAAAACTGATTCTGGGGTGTTACTGAGTAAGACGGTCGATGCTGACGATGTATCTGTTTCAAAGTCTTTTGCAGAGCTCGCCACCAACAGCACGGCGTTACTTGATTCCGACCTTCAGCTTGCGCTTGCCATGCTTAAGCCCTATGGCGTTAGTCAGTCGCAAGTGCGGCTGGTGAGGGGGTGACATGTCCGATTTGAAGGTGGTCCCATTTCAAAAGCCCAGCCATCACAACATCGATAACGACCAGGTTATTAGCCTACTGAAACAGGCTTTGGAGCGAGCCGAAAACGGCGGCTGCCACAGTGTCGCAGTGATACTGCTTGATGATGAGGGTAACTCGATTGATTGCTGGCATAGCGGCGGGCGCCCCTATGTGATGGTTGGTGCTATGGAGTCGCTTAAAACCGACTTTATCCATGCTCATATTGAGCGGCGGTAAGGGGGTAACATGCAAAATCCAGATGTGCATTATGCCAGTGACGGGCTCGGTCCTCGCGATGTGTTTGTGAATGGAAACCCGATCATACATGTCGTTTACGCAAACCGGGCAAAGGGCGTTGTTGAGTTTGCTCCGCTCCCGCTCAGGGTTAAACGCAACGGCGAAATCTATACCAGGAAACTGCGTGGTAACGTTCTGGTCCTTTTTACTGGCGGATATGTTTCTAACAATATCCCGCTTCAGCGTTTTGGTGAAAAAGGCATAGAGGAGGTAGACCGTGGGTATCCGCGACGAACTCCAAACTGAAGTCGCCGCGGCGTTCGATACCGACCTGCAGGATGCCGTAAAAGATTTCACCGGCAGTTACACCGTTCGTGGTGCCTGGGACCCGGTAACGGAAACCGGCAGCGAAACGCAGGTGACGTATTCAGGGCGCGGAGTGTTGGCCCGTTACAAACTCCGACGTATCGATGGCGTTAACATCCTGCATGGTGACCTGAAATTAACCGCCCTGGTTAACGAAGTAACCGATAAGCCAGCGGTTGGGCACTTTGTCACGGCGCCGGATCCGATAACTGGCGTACTTCAGCGTTATGAGGTCATCACTGCCGCTGCTGATTCTGCCGGTGCTGCGTTCTCCATCCAGTTACGGAGGGTGTGATATGGCTAAGGGATGGAGTATCGACCCGGCAGCATTCGCCGGGCTGGTGGCTGATGATGTGAGATTGCGCCAGCGAACCATCGCTACACAGCTGCTTAATGAAATCGTCCAGCGCTCACCTGTTGGCAACCCGGAGCTATGGGCTATCAACGCCACCGCGGTTCAGTACAACAAAGCGGTAGGTGAGTGGAACGAATCTCTTTATGCCGACCCCGCAAATCTGACCAAAACCGGGCGACTCAGGAAAAAAGTCCGTGTAAACGACAGTATGGATATCCGGCGCCCGGCGGAATATCGTGCGGGTACGTTCCGGGCATCCCACTTTGTCAGTATTGGCGAACCAGATCACTCAGTACCGTCTGAGCCAGACCCGCGTGGAACGATGACCTTTCTCAATGGCAAAAACATCATCAACCAGGCACCAGCCTATTCAGTGATTTACATCCAGTCGAACCTGCCTTACTCCGTGCCTCTGGAGAATGGTCACTCAACGCAAGCGCCGATAGGCGTCTATGCCATCTCGTTTAATGGTGTGATTCAGGCCTACAAATGACTCTCACAGAAATCAGAAACGCTGTCATTTCCCGAATGACGGCGCAGACCGCTATTGCTTCTGATGCGGTGGACTATCCCAACGGGCCTATATTTGATCCGAGTGGCCGCGATATCTGGGCACGCTTCACCAATATTTCAGGGCAGGCGGGAACCAACGAAATCGGGGCCGGGCCGGTAGTCCATCGAACCGGCGTCATCATCATTCAGCTATTTGTTCCGCTCTATACCGGCACGATTCTGATTACTCAAACCGCAGACCAGCTAACGCAGCACTTCGAATTCCAGAATGACGGACGACTGAGTTACTTCGCAGTATCGGTGGTCCCGGCGGGCGAGGCCGACGGCTGGTCGCAGCTTAATCTCCAAATTCCATATCGCGCTCTGTAGCGCACAATAACAGGAGGCTCCTGTGAGTTCAGGCGCAAAAGTAGTAACCGCGTTTATACGCGAAACCACTCCGGGTGTTACACCCACAACTGGGGCGTGGAATCTGTTAAGGCGTGCATCATATGGCCTTGCACCGACCCAGAATACCAACGATAACGATGAAATCGCCGGCAACCGAATGGCCCAGGGCGTATCGCGCGGCACGATTGATGTTGGCGGGGATGTCGGTACCAAATTTCGCTGGAACCAGCACGATTCTTTTCTGGCGAGCTGCTTTGGTGCGGAATGGGTAAACAACGTGCTGACGATGGGCAACGGGCGCATTTCGTTCTCCGTGGCTTCTTACGCTGAAGACGTGGGGATTGCGCAGATTGCCCGCGGATGCCAGGTATCCACGCTCCAGATTGAAATCCCGAATGATGGCGATATCACCGCCACGGTCACTTTTGCTGGACTGGACTGGGAAACGAAAGCGGACGATACAAGCTTTTTTACTGCGCCGGTCGATAATGCCGGGGCGCTCCGCTATTCGTTCAAAGAGGTAACAGCCCTTAGCCTGAATGGTGTTGCTGGTGGCAATGGTTTCTGTGTAGATACCTTCAACATCCAGTTCGATAACAACATGCAGACTCAGCGCTGTATCGGGACCGGTTCGGCGTTCGCCGGCGCTAACATTCCGACCACTTTCACGCCATCCGGGCAAATTACGCTGTCCTGGTCAAAAGCGGCCTGGGAAATCTATAAGAAGACGTTCACCGGTGAAACGGTGCCGTTCAGTTTCACCCTGGAGAATGCTGAAGGTGCCTATATCCTCGAATTCCCGGAAGTGCAGATTTCCGGCGACTGGCCCGACGCAGGCAGCACCGATATTGTACAGGTTCAGCTCGATATCACCGCGGCCAATACTCCGCCAACCATTACCCGCGTTCCTGCCACTACTGGCGGTGATGATTAACACTAACCCTCTTCGGAGGGTTTTTTCATGGAGTTTTTATGCTGATTGTTACCCCAAAAATTGATTTAGATGGCGAGCGCTGGTTTTTCCCTTACAAAAAGCCAGAAGACAGCAAAAAGGAATTTTCACCGGAAGAAGAATCCTTGTTTAAACTTCGCCTGCTGGTGGCCAGCAGCGAGAATTCACAATATCGCTCCCGTAACGCGCTGGTGCGCCGCCACATCGATAAGATGGACGCAGGATATAAGGTAGGGACCAAAGAATTTAATCTCGCCAGCGTGGGCGATATCGACTCTGTTGATGACCTGCTGATCGATAACGTCGCCCGGTTCCTGTTGAAAGGCTGGGAGGGTGTGGGCCAGCTGGTGGATGGCACAGAGGTTGCTCTCGACTATACACCAGAACTCGGGTCAGCCATGCTGAAACAGCACCCGGAGCTGTACTGGCTGATTCTGGCCGAGGCCGCAAACATTGCTCAGGGTAAAGAGCAGCAGACTCAGGAAACCGTAAAAAAGCCTTAGAGGCACAGGCGTGGCTAAAGGAGTTCGGGGGCGAACGGGGGGATAAGGCAAAGTGGCGGCGGGAGAAATTAAACCTCCCGCCAATCCCTGAGCCCGAGATTGATGCTGTGACGGGGGAGATCCTCAACGCTTACGCGATGATTTCTCGCGGCAGGCAGTATGCAGGAATGGCTGGCGTGCCGCTCCCGTTGTCCCTGAGTGATATCGAGCGCTATCTGGCCTCACGTTCCATTCTGATTGATCGTACCGAGTTTGATGCTGCGATACTGGCGCTGGACGATGCCTGGCGGGATGTGTGGGCAGCGGAGCAGGAAAGAATTAGCAAGAAGAATTAAGCCCACTCAGGCGGGATTTTTGTTGATGCAGGATTTGGAAGACGTGAATAAAATCCAATCATGTCATTCAGAGGGCGCGAAATACTACAGTAATTAATGGCGTAGTGCATTGTAAGCAGGACTAGTGTTTGTGCAAAAAGTGCTATTTGTGCGCATTGGCACAGATCGGAACACATTGGAACGCATTGTGACTTTGCGCGAACATGTTGTGATTCTATGATTACCTTATAGGTAATTTCGGCAAACATGCTGCTAACTTGCAAAGCCGTCATTGCGATCATCGTCGAACGTGGGGCTATCTTGACCAAATGACGATTGCTTAAAAGTTATAGCTGGCTATAAACTGCATGTAAGCAAAGTTACTTCTTTCACTAATAGGCAACCAAGGGGGTATGTATGACCACATTGTTATCCCCTGCGATCGATATGATGGCGATGGGTAATCCGACAGAACGCCTCCGCAGGGCCTTGTCTCGCAACAAAGGGCGTTATACCATTAATAAAAATGGGTATATCTCGCTTAACCTTGAAAATGTTGCGGTGCAAGATGCGATCGCAACTCAAATTCATAATTTAAGTGGTATTGCCGAGGCCAAGGACTCTAAAGAAGGCTAGTACCTGCGTGAATACGTTGCAGATAGCTGTAATTCTGATGTGCGGTTACATTTATGTAACAAACTCATTATCAGATAGATATAAATTTAAGCGTTCCTCTGGATGGGACGCTTATTTTTTTGTAGCTGTATGGGGCATCGTTTTCGTCGTTGTTGCATGGCTGGGGTGCTCACTAATGAGTTTCCTCGGCTTCTTTCGCTGGCTGTCCAATCATCTTGGCATCACTCCAGAGAAAATAGCCCGAATGTTTCCCGTTACAAATGGAGACACATCGATCAACTTCAGAGACTTGAAGCTTTTCGTATGGGCCTTTACATCGATCACTCTAGCTACGTTTGCCGGATTTGCGAAACGCTGGTGGCTCACCAATCCTGATCGACATATATCTGTTTTAGCAAAAATAACCAGTACCAATGCCCTTGAGGCGATGCTTATGGAAGCTTCTGTGAGCCAATTCCCGGTGCTTGTCTCTCTAAAATCCAAAAAGGTTTATGTTGGAATTGTCAGTTGCCCGGCTTTTGAACATGGTGATTACGAAGTCGTGGAACTACTTCCATTATTAAGTGGCTACAGAGATAAAGACACGTTGCAGGTAAGATTCACGTCTAATTATCAATCACATTACATCCGGCAAGGCATTGGTATAGTGGGGACGATGAGCAGACTTACCTTAGATGATTTTCGAACGCTGTTGCCAAAGCGAGAAATAGATAACGTGTCATTCTTTGATATCGAGACCTTTAAGAAATTTCAAGAAATCGAGAAAGACGCTCCGCCAGATGGCGACTCAACCAAAAATTAAAATTCCAACCCGCTTAAGTGCGGGTTTTGTCGTATCCATTCGCCTCTGCTACGATTGCCCCATCATTTATTTAGGGGGGATAGGGATGTGAAGAAAATACTAGTTGCTGGAATTTTGTCTTTTTTATTGTCTTCAGGCGCATTAGCAGAGGAAAAAAGCCCCGTTGAAGAGATAAAAGAAGGGGCTGAGTTGGTATGTCAAAATCATCAAGATGAGGCTTTATGCCAACAATTGGTTTTATCGCTCGCTTCCCTAGCGATGTACAACGCAGGCTTTTATACCCAAAGCTGCCTTGATGAAACAAAGATTTTATCAAAAGATAAAAAACATTGTGACAATGCCAAAGATTTAGTTGGATATTTAAAGAAGTTTGACAATAACTAGTCATATTTTGTGCAGATTAATCACTCAATGCAAACGACCTCGCTCCGGCGGGGTTTTTTATTGCCCGGAGAAAGGTAAATGGCAGAACAAGAATCAAGACTAGCGATACGCCTGGACAGCTCCGGGGCAGAGAAGCAGGCCGATAGCCTGGCAGTAGCCCTGGTAAAAATGACTCGTGCAGGTGAAGAGGCTGAAAGAGCGACGGACGATCTGGGTGATGCAACTCAAAATCTCAACTCACGCCTGAGGGATGGCGCAACTGCAACAGGAAGAGCGACTAAATTTACTGAGGAGCAGCGAGAGGCATTTCTTAAACTCCGGGATCAGATTGATCCTGTAGGTGCTGCCATAGACAGAATTGGTAAAAAATACTCCGAACTTAAAGGATATTTTGACCGTGGTCAGATTGATCTTGAGGAGTATCGCTCGTTAGCGAAAAGCCTTGATGGTGCTACTAACGAGTTAACTGGGGTTGCTAAAGCAGAACGTGACGCAGCAAAGGCCGCTGATGAGCAAAAGGCTGCATTACAGCGACTGGCTGCGCAGCTTGATCCTATATCTGATGGTTTCCGAAAGATTGCTGCCAACCAGAAATTATTGGATAGTGCAAAATCTAAGGGAATGCTCTCTACGGAGCAGTACGACTCACTTTCTGGAAAGTTAAAACAAATGCGTGGCGAGCTTGAACTGACCCAGGCTCAACTCGGGAAAACGGGGATGTCAGCCAGACAAACCGCTTTTGCAATGCGCATGATCCCCGCTCAGATGACGGATATCGTTGTTGGGCTTTCTACCGGGCAATCTCCGTTTATGGTGCTCATGCAGCAGGGCGGTCAGCTTAAGGATATGTTCGGCGGCATTGGGCCAGCGATTAAAGGAGTTGGCGGCTATGTGGCTGGTCTGATTAATCCTTTTACTCTGGCCGCCGCTGCGGTCGGTGTCCTTGGTCTGGCTTATTACAAAGGCTCTCAAGAGCAGGACGAGTTTTATAAATCCCTCGTTCTAACTGGTAATCAGGTAGGAAAAACTTCCGGTCAACTTGCCGATATAGCTGATCGCGCTGGAGTTGCGGCGGATTCAACCACAGGCAAGGCTGCATCAACACTTAATCTGTTAGTGTCATCGGGGAAGGTGGCTGGCGATTCGCTGGAACGTGTGACAACCGCTATCGTTAAGATCAGTGACGCGACGGGTATTGCCACAGAAAAGCTGGTGAGCGACTTCAACGATATTACTGCTGATCCGGTTGCGGCCATTACCAAACTTAACGACCAGTACCACTTTCTGACACTAGCAACCTATAACCAGATTAAAGCCCTGCAGGATGAAGGTAATCAGCAGGCGGCGGCGCGAGTGGCAAGCGAGGCTTACTCTTCATCAATGATTCAGCGGGCAAATCAGATTAAGGAAAATCTTGGATACCTTGAAACAGCCTGGAATGCAGTAGCTAAAGCTGCAGGCTGGGCTTGGGACTCTATGCTTGCTGTTGGACGCGAAGCCTCTATTGAGCAGAAGATTCAGGATGCTAGTGCAGAACTTGAGCGTGCACAAATGGCGTTGTCTGACCTGCAGAAAGGACAATCCGCTAATGCAGGGCCATACGGACCTTGGAAGTCTGATGACCTTGATCGTCAGCAAAAGGGCGTAGCCTTATTAAAGCAGCGTCTTTCATCTCTTCAGGGAGAAAAAATAGCGCAGGAGGCCATTAACGAATCCTATGATGGGTACCTTAAAAAACAGCAGGACGGAATAAAACTCCAGCAAGACCAAGATGCCTTTGCCTCGAAATATCAAACCAGGCAGCAGCAGATGGCTAAAGAGCTTAAGGAGCTAAACGACCTGAAAGCAAGGGGTGCGAAGTTGGATTATGCCTCTTTGGAATCTGAAATCCGCAACCGATATAAAGAACCCAAAGCACCCAAAACGCCCAAAAGCAAAAACTACACCGAAGACGCCGCCACCCGACTACTCGACCAAATTAACCAGCAGACTGCCGCTATGCAGTCGCAGCTTGATGCTAGCGATAAACTCAACAGCGCGACACTGGCACGCGTTAAGTTCGAACAGCAGATTGCCGATCTCAAGTCTAAAGCCCAACTTACAACTGACCAGAAGTCGATTCTTTCCCGTTCTGATGCAATCTTGCAGGCCTACAAGCAGCAGGAGGCGTTACAGAACTCCGTTAAGACTTTGGACGACTACCGCAAAATGCAGGAAGAGATAGCGCCGAAGGAGCTACGGCAAAATGAGGCGCTGCAAAAACGCCTCGAAATCCTGCAAAAGATGGTTGAACTCAAAAAGCTATCACCAGAGGACGCCGGAAAGCAGGCAACTGACCTGATTAGCAAATCAATTCTGCCAGACTCAGTCATATCAGGGGTTAACAAGGCTGGTGGAACGCTCACTTCAAGTGCGACTAACACCGACCTGGCAGGGCAAGGCCTGAACATGATAGGTCTGCAAATTGATCCGCAGCTTGAAATCATCGAGAAGCTGAAACTTGCCCAGACCGATTATGCAGCCTGGCTGAATCAGCAACAACAGGCGATAACGCAGAGCACCGTATGGAATGAACAGCAGAAGCAGCAACAGCTACTGGCCTTGCAGCAACAGGGCCAGCAGAATCAGGAGGCGTTAAGCACGGCTGTCTACGTTGCGCAGATGCAGTCCGCTCAAAACTCCTTCTCCGGCATCACCGATTCGATGGGAACTATGTTTGGCGAGCAATCCGCGATGTATAAAGCTGCTTTTGTGACGCAGAAGGCATTCGCCATTGCGCAGGCTGCACTGCAACTACCTATGGCAATGGGACAGGCGCTGGCTGGCTTGCCGTTTCCAGCCAACTTGGCTGCTATCGCTCAGGTTGTGGGGCTCATGTCCACTATTACTTCCAGCATTTCCAGCGCTGCGCTAACAGGCATGGCTCACAACGGTATCGACTCTATCCCATCGACTGGCACATGGTTGCTGGAAAAAGGCGAAAGAGTTATGACCGCTGACACATCGGCAAAGCTGGACTCAACACTGGAGAACCTGCGCAAAAATGGACTGGACGCGACGCTAAGCAAACCGGGTTTTGGTACCGGCGTTCAGAATGTCAGCAGTAGCCAGAAGACGGTCGTTCACGCACCAATAGTGCAGAACAATAATCTGCAGGGCATTACACCAGAACAGCTGTCCTCAACGCTTAACCAAAACAACGGATTGATGAGTAAGCAGTTATCAAAGCAAATCAAATCCGAAATGGCCGGTGAGGTGATTAGCCCAAAGGGTGAGTTTGGAAAGGCGCTGAAAAGTCGCTACGTTCGAGGGTATAAAGAATAAAGGGCCAGAATTGGCCCCCTAATTCACTTGTCTGAAAGCTCTTCTTCTAACTGGATTACAGCTCTCTTCAAGAATTCGAGGGCGCGTTTACGGATTTCTATGTCCAGCGCCTTCCTTGAGTCGATGAACTCTTCAATTCGAACAGCAATCTCTGCTGAGTTGCTGCCAGTTTCGGTTTCTTCGTAAATCCGAAAGCCATAATCGGCAAAGAGATCGCTATTGTCGTGATTGGTTGAAAAATCCATGAGACCTCCAGGGGTTAAAGGTGAAAAATAATTCTACATGCTTTTTAGGGGGAGGGTATGCCTGATATCTTCTACCCGCACGACTATCTCCCCATGCCTTTACAGGAAGGGTACGGATTCCAGCCGGTTAGCCCCCTGAAGCGTACAGAAAAGATTACCGGCCGCGCGCGGCAAAGGCGAGCTTATACGTCGACCCCGACGCAGGCCAGCATCTCTTGGTTTATGGAGACTGATGGTCAGGCCCAACTTTTTGAGGCCTGGTATCACGAAACCATTACCGATGGTGCAGATTGGTTTTATATGAAACTGCAAACGCCGCTGGGGGTTGAGTTCTATAAATGCAGGTTCACTGATATCTACGAGGGGCCAACGCTGGTTGCGCCGATTTACTGGAAGTTCACTGCACCGCTCGAACTATGGAAACGTCCGGTACTCCCTGACGGGTGGGCAGAGTTCCCTGATTTTATAGTGAACAGCGACATTCTTGATCTGGCAGTTAACAGGGAGTGGCCTGAAGCATGACGATACTCAATCGCCTCTATGCCAGCAGCGGGCCGGAGGTCATCATTGAAACGCTGCAGATTAATATCGGTGATGCGGTTCATTACCTGTGCAAAGGCTATGAAGACATTACAGCCACTACCGAGAATGGCGATACCGTAACGTTTATTGCCAGTGCGATGGATATTGCATTACCAGCCCGTAATGCCGATGGTACACAGGATTTGAAGTTTGCCCTTTGCAATATTGATGGGGTTGTTTCGACTGCTATTCGTAACGCTATCAATGACCGTAACCCGGCATCGCTGACGTATCGTAGTTTTATCTCAACGGATTTAACGGCACCGGCTGCTGTGCCCTATACCCTGGCGATTAAGTCCGGATACTGGACAGCTACCGAGGTGCAGATTACCGCCGGTTACATGAATGTCCTCGACACGGCCTGGCCGCGCTATCGCTATACGCTCCCATCATTCCCCGGTCTGCGCTACATCAGCTAAGGAATCCCAATGTTTAACCCTGATAAATACCTTTCGGTCACCTGGCTGAAAGGCGGCAGAGTGTATCCGCAGCTCGACTGCTTCGGCATTGTGAATGAAATCCGTGCGGACCTTGGACTACCTCTCTGGCCTGAGTTCGCCGGGGTGACCAAAGACCGCGATGGACTCGATCGCGAAGCGCGCCGGATGATGCTTTCTCTGAAACGTTGCCACCCCTGCGAAGGTGCCGGGGTGGCCTGTTATTCCGGCTCAACCGTCACCCATGTCGGTATTGTCGTCAGTATTGGTGGCTTGCTGCACGTGGCGGAATGCAATCCGGGAACAAACGTCACCTTTCTGCCTTTGCCGCGGTTTAAGCGGCGATTTGTCAAAGTGGAGTTCTGGCAATGACCATTCGTTTTTACCCGTCGCGGATGCCTGGTGAACCGCTGGAAACGCATGAGCATGGCGTTACGAGTATTCGCAACTGGCTGGCGGCGAATATTAAAGGTTACGAGGATCGGGATGTTCCGCCGGTAACCATTGAGGTAGACGGTAAAACTATTCCACCAAGCGATTGGGGTAGTTGCGTGATCCATCCTGAATGTGATGTCCGGCTTTATCCGGTGCCCTTCGGACTGGAGGCCGCCACCATCGCGTGGATTGCTGTAGGTGTTTCTGTCGCAGCTGCGGCTTACTCTCTGTTCATGATGGGGAATATTGATGCCGGTGGCTACTCTTCATCAACTGGTCGTAGTCTGGACCTTAACCCCGCGAAAGCGAACAGTGCAAAACTGGGCGATCCCATCCGTGAAGTTTTTGGCCGCCGCCGCATTTATCCGGATTATGTTGTCCAGCCTGTCACCCGCTATGATCCCGCGGACCCGACCATCATGCATGTTCATATGCTTGTCTGTCTGGGGGCGGGTTATTTTGATTATTCTGAGGGTGATATCAGAGTCGGGGATACACCAAAAACGTCTTTGCCGGGCTTCAGTCATACAAACTATCCCCCCGGAGCCGATGTTTCCGGCGATGAGCGAAGCGAAAACTGGTTCAACTCGACTGAGGTTGGGGGAACATCCTCCGGCACCGGGCTTGATATGGCGCAGACCTCACCAGATTCAGACGATATTATCGCGGACAGCATGACGGTATCCGATGCGAGCGTAACGTTTACCGGACTTGATACAGATGACGACGATGATGAAGATGAGGACGATAACGCGCTGCCTGAAAGCTGGGTGGAAGGCACTATTGTGGAGATTAAAGCCCCCACCAACTTCCTTATCTCCACCTCGTCAGGTTACAGCATATTTGCCAGCAAGCTCCTGACTGAAATCGCGCCGGCAGTAGGAATGCCAGTGACGTTGAGTTTTAACAGTGTTGATTATGACCTCTTCATCGCAGCATACACGCCGGGGCAGGATGCCGTACCGGGTGAGGGGGGTAGTGCAGCTAAAATTCAGGCCAGCGCAGCGCCCACGACTTACGATTACTCTCTGGGCAGCACAACCTTTACGGTGACCTGGCACGGAACAACCTATACCGTCTCTCTGGTCGCCGATTATGTCAACATGTCCGGCCTTTTGGCTGCAATTACTGAGGGGCTGACCGGGTCCGGCCTGGTGGCGCAGGATAATGGCGGAACGGTACTGATCGCTGAAGAGGCAAGCCCGTTTGCGGGCGGAGAAATCACTTCATCCTCGCTCCCGGTAGCGGTTTTTGGCGATGCGCCTGTTTATACCGCCGGCAGTGAATCAACCGGCGGTAGCGCAGCTATCACCGCAAACGTCACATTAGCGTATAACAGCGCGACGGGTACGCCTTTTTCGGGGATGCCGGAAGGTACCCAGCGTCTTTCTCTCTCTCATAGGGGGAATGAGTACCAGATAATTTCAACTGATGGCACAACGGCTACCGTTGCGCGTCTGGTTAATGGTGCTGTTGATGCCTCCTGGCCGGGTTTTTCAGCGCGGACGATGATTGACTATGAAGCCACCGGGCTGAATGACAGTGACACGTGGATGGGCCCCTTCCTGGCGAGCCCTGATAATGAAACTGTGGATATGTTTGAGGTGAATTTTTCATTCCCCAGCGGTATCTGCGGCTTCGATAACAAGGGCAAAAAACGCATCCGGCATGTTGAGTGGGAAATCCAGTATCGGGTTTATGGTTCAGGTGCAGGCTGGATCAGTAAAACAGGTGAGTATGCGTTAAAGAACGTGAACGGCCTCGGGTTCACAGAGCGGTTTGTGCTGGACTCACCGGGTCTTGTCGAGGTGCGTTGCCGTCGCCGGAATGAGCAGGGGAGTAATAACGCGCGCGACAACATGTACTGGCAGGCTCTTCGCGGGCGTCTGCTGACACGTCCTTCATCCTACGTCGGAGTGACTCTTATGGGCGTGACTGTGGAGACCGGCGGGAAACTTGCTGCGCAGTCGGATCGCCGGGTTAACGTTGTGGCTACGCGTGTATATGACTCAGGCGCTGCGAGGTCAATTTCGGGCGCATTAATGCATGTGGGGAATTCTCTCGGCCTTCAGATGGATACGGAAGCCATCGACACGCTGGAATCGACATACTGGACGCCTGATGGTGAGTATTTCGACTTTGCAACCGGTGACAGTATTTCGGCGCTGGAAATGCTGCAGAAGATAACGAATGCCGGGAAATCCTATTTCCTGCTTAGTGACGGACTGGCGTCCGTCGGGCGGGAGGGTGTCAAGCCCTGGACAGGAATAATCACTCCACATGAGATGACTGAGGAGCTGCAGACCGGCTTCACCGCGCCGTCCGATGACGATTATGATGGCGTCGATGTGACCTATATTAACGGGACCACATGGGCGGAGGAAACCGTACAATGCAGGACCAGCGATAATCCTACACCGGTTAAAATTGAGGATTACCAGCTTGATGGTGTACTTAGCCGGGATCGCGCGTATCAGATTGGTATGCGTCGCCTGATGAAGTACCTTCAGCAGCGGGAAACCTACCAGACCACTACCGAACTGGATGCGCTGTGCTACAACGTTGGTGACCGCATTGTTCTGACAGACGATATACCGGATTCAGCGACGACAATCAGTTGTTTCGTGGAGTCCTTATCAACTGTCGATGGCGTGACGACGATGACGGTATCTGAGCCCCTTGACTGGACGTATCCGAACCCCAGAGCATTAATCCGCTATCAGGATGGTTCGGCCTCAGCGTTGATGGTCGCGACGAAGGTGGGAGACTATCAGCTGTCAGTGCCTTATCTCAGTCAGTTCGACGAGATAGATTTTTCCACGGCATCCATTGAACCGGTCAGGCTGGTTTTTTGCGATTCTTCCCGCGTGGGTTACAACGCGATAGTGTCGGAAATAGCTCCGCAATCTGACGGGACGTGTCAGGTCACCGCCAAAGAGTACCGCGCGTCATTCTACGACTACGACAACGCCAGCTATCCCGGCGACGTTGCATAAAATTGAAACATCTCTCAACAACCCGCTTCGGCGGGTTTTTTGTTATAGGGCGACTATGAGCACATATAAAACCGGCAACCCGTTGGGTTCGGCGGCTGTAAAGGATTTATTTGATAACGCCGAGAACCTCGACTTTGCACTTAACAGCCTGACCGCCTTAACCTGGACCGATCGTCTGGGCAAAACGCGTCGCTCGTTTTTCGGAATGGAGTCGGCATTTGTCACGCAGCTCACCAGCCAGGAAAGTCGGTTCAATACCTTCATCCAAAGTTCGGGCTATCAGATTGTCGGTGATTACACTACCGGCCCGTTGACACTCACCGAGTATAACCAGCTCATTCGCTATAACAACGAGCTGTATAAACTCACCGCAGCGACAGATATCCCGTTTACCACGGCTGGTAATACTGACGAAACATGGACCAGTACTGACGCTGCGCATTTTGTATCAGTCGGTGATGCAGCGCTTCGCCAAAACCTGGGTTCAGACGAAGAGGGTATGGGTACCTGGCTGAGCACTCACGTGCAGGATGGTGTTGTTACGCAAAATCTGCATGATTTTCTTAATTCCTCAATAAACTTTGTTACTCCTCAAATGTTC